CAAGCAACAGCAACGTTGTCATGGTGCCGTCAAGGTTGCTGATCGTCAGCGTCGGTCGCGGCAGCGTTCCCGTGTTCGTCATCTCAAAGCCGTCTGCCTTGACTGGAATCCGGGTGTAGGCGTTGCCGTTGAAAACAACGTTGCCGTCTATAGCTGCGTTAGCGCCTGCATGAAAGCGGTAAACATCAGTGCTGCCGTGCAGCGTGTTGTCTAAGTGAACCTCAAAAAGCTCAATGATTGCACTGGGATTGAGTTTGGCCAGCTCCTCATACGCAGAAGCAATCGCCGTCCAGACACAAGTGTTGTCTGTGATCGTGCTGCCAATATCTGTCGGCCAGCTGGGTTCAGACGACGCTGAGGTTCCTGCTGTTGTGCATCGGAAGAACAAGCCAGACGCCTGTTCTGTTGTGGCACGTCGAATGTCACCAACAGAAAATGCGGTGCTAGCGGCCCAAGCTGCAACTGCCATTACGGTTCAAAGACTTGGCGGAACGTTGCCTGAATTGTGGCGCGGTTCGCAAATGGAATCGACTTAGTCCACTCCTCGCATACCCATTTGTATGTGCTTGTCTCATCTGGCGGCGACCAGTCAAACGAGGCGTAATCGTCTGCGCGAGCATCGAGAAACGTCTCAATGGTGTCAGAGTCAGCCTCTGTCAAATTGACAAACGACAAGGTCCAAACCTTTGGATTTTGGTTGATGCCGTACTTCAGCCTGGCCTCGTAGCCATCACCGAATTGCACCTTGCGAACAATCGGCGCGCTCGCTTTTTGCGCACCATAGTCAGGGTCAATAGAAGGAAAGGTTGCCATCAGCTTGCGAGGAGACCACCAGGGCGTTTTTGCTTGACCAATTCTTGCTGCACAGCAATGCCAATGACTTTGCCCAGCTGTGACGCCTGAGCGTCGTCACCTTCAACAGCAGAACCTGTAGCGTCAACATTGACTGTCACGCTACCCACGCCACCGCCTGAAGTCTCAACACCAAGGCGACCGCCACGGCCACGGCGCAAGGGAAGCACTGCTTCTGGGCCAGCCTCTCCCATAAGCGCCATTGTTGGCCGGCCGATGTAACCACCCTTGGCATAAGGAACAATGCCGTTTTGAGCGAACACGTTGCCTTTTGCGCTGGGGAAAATGTTGCTAATAAACGAGCCCATGCCAGCTCGCAAAAACATGCTGCCAAACGTCCGCAACAGGCCAGACAACGATTGACCGAGAGTCTTAGTGCCGTCAATCAAACCCTCAATCGCGCTGGTCATTTGATTAGCCAGCGTGTCTTTGATTTGATCAAGCGTGATCTTGTACTTGTCGGTTGACTCGTTTAACTGATCTTGCTGATTCAGCTGCTCAGCTATTGCAGCGCCAGCAGCGAATTGCTCTGCTTCTAACTGATCTGCAGCCGCCACAGATGCCTCAAGATCTGCCAAGAAAATGGCAAGATCAACAGACATCTCCTTAGTATTTTTACTTGTTTTGTCAGTCGCTTGATCGAGCGCGCCGCCAGAATCAATTTGAACAGAACTAAATCCGCCAGCAGTGCGTTGGAAGTAACCAGCCCCAGCCTCTGAAGAGCCAAACAAAACCTTTTGCTGCGCTTGCATGTCCTTGAAGAACTGCGAGCGCGTGTCTTCTAAACCAACCTGAGCAACATTTAGAGCCTCGCCAAACTTGCCCTGCCTGACAAGGTTTGCAATGGCCACCAAATCTGTGAGGACTCTTGTGAAGAACCTCATTGACTGAACAAGACCTAAAACAACCGCGCCAACACCACGCACGCCGACCTCAATGGTTTTGAACAACGGGCCAAAATCAGTGCCGCTGTCAAACAGATCGCTGAACACCTCAAGAATGGCGTTCAATGCAGGCAGCAGTGCGTCAGCCAGCTGCATCCTGAAGCCTTCAAACTGAATCTGCAGGATTGAGATCTGGTCGTTGAAATACTCTGCGTTCTGCGCAAAGTTCTCGCTGGTTTCGTAGTTGAAACGCTCAAGAGCTTCAGTGCCACCATTCAGCAACGTGATCAGCTTTGAGCCAGAACGGCCGAAGATGTCCATTGCAATAGCTGCCTTCTCTGGGCCATTGGGCAGATCTGCAAACTTGTCTGCAATCTCGCCCAGCAACTGATCAGAAGGCTTAAGACTGCCGTCTGCTTTCTTAACGCTCAGCCCCAGCTTTGCGTAAGCCTCTGAGTAGGTTTTTACGCCATCAGCCGCCTCACCCTGCGTGCGTGCCAGCGTCCGCAGACCTGTCTCAAGGTCGCTCTGACTAACATCAGCCAGCTTGCCTGCGTTGGCGTATGCCTGCAGCTTGTCAGCCGCAATGCCTGTCCTGGTGCTGAGCTTGCCAAAAGCATCAGCTGAATCAATTGCACCTTTTACAAACGCGCTAAACCCTGCAACAGCAGCAGCAGCAAACAACGCCTTAAACGCGCTGCCAACGCCACGCACGGCCATGCCAAGGTTCTTGGCCTTGCCCTCAACCCCCTGCATGGAGTTGCCAAGGCGCTTGATATTGTTTTCGCCCTTAGTTTTGGCGTCGATTAACAGACCAAACTTGGCAGCCATTTACTTGCTCTCCTTATTCAGGATCTTGACCGCCGCAGCCTCCATGACCTGCAAATTCTCAAGCACGGTCGGCTGGTCCTCGACTTCATACAGTCTAAACAGCCATTCAACAGCTGAATAGTCCAGCCCACAAACGCCTGACATCGTTGTGCGCCATTGCGTCTGGCAACGCAAGAACATCTCAACAGCAGGCCAGTTGTCTTGCCAAATCTCAAAGTCTTCAGGCGCATCAGGTTCAGGCAAAGCCAAGCCGAACGCCTTGGCATCAGCCATTAGCTCTGACTTGTCATCAGGACCGCTGAATAGATACTCAACGGCCTCCTCTAGTTTTTTCGCTTAGCTCCGCGCTTGCTGTCCAAGTACGCGCTAGCGATTGCCGTGGCAATCATCGGCACGTCAAGCAGCTCGTCACGCTTGGTGATGCTGTAAGGCAGTTCCTTGCCGTCCTCATCCTCAACGCCGGCCCAACCTGACATCACCTCACGGGCGATCTCAACGTCAGACAGATTGCCTTCACCGCTTAGCTCAGCAATCTCCAGCAGACGGCTTTGCGTCAGGTCTTTGAACTCAACATCGAAAGTGACCCGCTCGTGTTTGCCCCCATCGATAGGGACATCCACAGAAACGGGCCACTTGTAGGTGTTGGACTTTTTAAGAACGAATCCCATAAAAGGAATAATTCGCCCTAAAACTAGCGCATCAGGTCAAGGCCAAACTATATTCGTCGTTCCCAGATGTTGTCGGGGTTGCTGTGTAGTCAAAGTTCAGCATCTGAATTCCATCAGAATCTGAGTAGCTAACAGCAGACAAATCAGTCTGAGGTGCGCTGAAAGTAAAGATGTTGCCAGCAGTTTGACCGTGCTGGAACGTGTTGTTTCCAGTAGCAGAGCCCGTGATGCTGGTGAAATAATTCTTGGTTGCCATCGTGACGGCTTCCAGAACAATACTGCCGCCAGGGCGACGATCAGTAATCAGCACTTCTTTGGTGCCGCCAACCAGCTCGCGGTAGACGCTCTGATTGTTCTGATCGAAGCTGAACGACTGCACCGCGCCGGCATAGCTGAACAGCTGCTGGCTGGTGGTGTTGCCGTTCTTGAACAGCACCGGCTTGGCTTGGTTCTGATACGTCGGCGTTGCGTTTGCAACGTCTGTCGGCTCGTTGTAGATACCAACCAGCGTGAAGCTGATCGTCGGAATCTGACCGATCTCTGCGGAGATAGAGAACGAACCGCGAGCGCCAGTCACTTTCTGGCGGACGCCATCTTGGAAAAAGTAGATAGTGACAGAGTCAAAGCTGCTGCTCACCGGGGCATAGGTAACCGAGGTGCTGGCCACGATAGTTTCGCTGTTGCCGCAAGCCTTGAGCAGCGGGCCAAAAGCAGGGGCGGTGCCGGCTGAGCCAGAGCCAACCATCTCAACCTCAAAAGTCACCTCAACGCGCTGATTAGCGTGAAGCACTTCATAGTTGCCCATATACCCGCGAATCAGCTCACGCTCAACAGCGTCAGACTGAAAAGGGCTGATCTCAAGGCTGCGAACTAGGATCGCGTTTGCTGCCCCAGTCGGGGTGGGATCCGTGCCATAGCTGCTTTCAATCTTCGCCAGAAGTAGGCGTTGACTCGTCCTCAGTGCCATCGGTTACAACCTCAGTGCTAGTGGTGTCAGGTTGAGCCGGCTGAGTCCGCTGGAGCAGCTTCCTTTCCCCGGTTTTTGGATCAAGCAGATAAGTTCCGCCTTTTCCAAGGTTTACGTCCTCCATTGTAATCAGGGTCCTTGTGTGAGATCAGCGAGCCTAGTGCGATAACGCACTAAATACTCCACACCAATCACACCAGCTGGCTGATCAGCGTCAACCATCTCAAACGTTGTCGTCCCAGGCTGCACGTCGATTGCGTATCCGCCGAGCGTCAGATCAGCCATGATTTTGCTGTGCAGACTCTCAACAATCGGGTCTGCAACTTCATCAGGCTTGTCTCCTCGCACGATCACAGACACACGCACTGTGAGCGACCAGTCCAGAGTTGGCAGGCTGGTGTTTTGCTCAGGCGTGTCGCTAATCGCCTCAACAACCAGCGCAGGGCTTTCACCACGTTGCAACGGCACCACTCGGCTTCTGTAGATGCGCGTGCCAACGTCAGTTGTGCCAGCAAGGCTGCTGACGATGTCATCAAGAATGTTTTCGCGCAGCGTCGTCATGTCTTCTGCAGCGAGATCTCACAAAGCAGTCCGTCATCAATCAGGCGTGTCTCACGCACTGTGTAGGCAACAGAATCGACGGTGATGCTGGTGCCAGCTGTAAGGGTGCCAAAGTCAGAAGCCTTGGCGGTGATTTGGTAGTCAGTGCTGAGCACCATGTCACCGGCCAAGACTTGACTTGGCTGATCAAGAATGACATTCGCCGTCGTTGCGCCTGACGTTGCAGACACATTGAAGTCACCTAGGAAAACTCCCAGATCATCAGCGAGCGCATCAAATGCCATCAGCCGTACTTAGGAAACG